TGGTTCGGCATTGCTCGAGGAATTCCGGCCCCATCCAACCGCGGCCTCTAAGTTGATCTACTCGGAGAAATTCGAGGCAGGGTCAGAGAATGCCGCCGACTGCATAAAGGTGGCAAGGAAAAACTCCGGATGGCACATGATTTATTGCTAATATCCAACTTTTTATATTATGAGAACCACCCTAGTTCAACCCGAGCACAACGTTAGCTTTGACCATCAGCGTCAACTTGCCAAGCTCCTTGCTAAAGAGAATATCCGAGTCCATCAAGGTAATTATAAAACCGCTTTCTTTGATGTTAAGAAACGAGTCCTTGGCCTTCCCACTTGGAACCTTGACTCGAAGGACGTTTCCGATCTTCTTGTTGGTCACGAAGTAGGACACGCACATTGGACACCAGAAGACGGCATTGAGAAATACCACGAAAGGTTCAGCAAAGAAGCCCCTTTTGATATTTGCAATATCGTTGAGGATATTCGAATCGAGCGTCTCATCCTCGCTGCTTTCCCTGGCTTGGTAAGTTCTTTTACGAAAGGATATACACACCTTCTTGAGAATGACTTCTTTAAGCTTAAGGACCGCAATATCAACGAACTTAACTTTATTGATCGTCTTAATATTAAAGGTAAACTTCGTCACCTTGTTGATGTGGAGTTTAACGAATGGGAAACAGAGATTTATACCAAGTGCTTGAAGGCAGAAACGTTTGAAGAAGTACTTGACATCTGTGAAGAGATTATTGACAATCTTCCAACAAAAGAGGAAACTCAACAAGAGAATCCAGAGGAGCCTTCCCAACCCGACCAGAATTCTGAAGAGGAAGGCGGAGACGATGATCTAGACATCAACATTCGTGGAAACGATGCCGATCCTTCAATGAATGAAGATAACGGTGACGAAAGTGATTCTATTTCTGACCCAGATCACGACGAAGATGGAGAAGACGACAACGGCCAAACATCCAACACTGATGAGAAATCTGATGAGGATGTCGGGGAGAAGCGCTCAACCAATTCCTCCAACCCTACTGCTGGAGATGATAGTAAGACTGATTTCTCTTCCGTCATTTCCGAAACCCAACGCGCTCTTGAAGAGGAGTTGGAAAACAGTCAGAAAGACTTTGGGAATTCAGTTTATGTTAATGCTCCAAGTCGAAAGCAAATTGATGATTGCATTTCCACACTCGATAAAGTAAGAAAGGGAAGAAGAAGGTACCAGACAAAGTATGACACTTTGATGTCGTGTCCTATCGAGGACGCTAAGTGGATGGAGTTTAAGAAAGATTCTAAAAAGAACGTTGCTCTCCTTGTTCGTGAATTTGAAAGAAAAAAGTCTGCATACGAATACTCTCGGGCACAGACATCAGCAACCGGCTCCATCGACCCGAACAAGCTACACTCTTACAAGTATGAGGATCAGATCTTCAAGTCGGTTACGCGGCTGGCTACTTCAAAGGATCACGGCATGGTCTTCTTTATTGACTGGAGCGGAAGCATGAACCCAGTGCTTCACGATGTGATTCAGCAAACACTCCAACTGGCCTTCTTTTGCAAAGCGGTTGGCATTCCCTTTGTCGTTTATGGATTTACATCGCGGTATCGGTCTGACTCCTCCTATGATGAAATTGAGGATCTGATTGGTAATGTAGTAAACCTTCGCGATACCTCTGTTTTTGAGCTTCTAAATTCAAACATCAAAAAGGGCGAATTTGAAGATGCGTGCAAGGAATTGTTTGTCGGAACACGAACATTTACCAATGCTTTTAGTTCTGAAATCGAACATCTGGGCGGAACACCTCTCTTTGATACAATCATATGTGCAGCGGAAATCGTGAATCGCTTTCGGTCTCAGTATAATGTGCAAAAGCTTCACACCATGTTTCTCACGGATGGTGAATCACAGTGTATGAGATATGTATGTGATAAGGAAAGTGCATTACGCGAAAAACCTTCCCAGCCTTCGGATGATCAGAATGATCCATATTATTACTCGAAAAGAAAAGAGTATCTTTCCTGGGGCAACACCCAGATTGGTCCACGCGCCTTTTCGTATGGAAGATCAGCTGAGATTGGCGGTACTTACAGACAACTCATTCTTACCTTCAAAAAGATCACGGGTTCTTCGGCAATCTGCTTTTTCCTTGGATGCTCTCGCAATGCCAAAACAGCAGCAATCAATGCAATAAGACACTCTTCGAAATTTAAAGCGAAAGACTGGTATGGCGCCACAGAGGAGTACAAAACACTGCGGAAGAAGACACTTAAAAACAAAAGCAGAACGATGTTTGTTGAAGACGGCTATGGGTACGACGGATACTTTGTTGTTGAATCGAGCAAGGTAAGGATTGAAGACAACGAGCTCGAAGTGGAAGAAGACCTTGACTTTAGTAAAGCGGGTGATGTTAATCGCCTTGCTAGGAAGTTCTCTACGATGAACAGAGACAAGCGAGCATCTCGTGTGTTTCTGCAGAAATTCAGCGATTTGATCTCATAAAAATTAAGTTTTTTATCATTTTATTATTTACATTTACCTCAAACTATGGTAGAATATACTCGTAACCAACAACTACACCACACTATATTATGAAAAACGATAACGTAATTAACACAATAGCCGAGCTCAAAGCAATGGGCAAATTTCCCGTTGCCAAAACCGCTGATGTCTATACCGCCGCTCGAAAGAACGGTCATAGCTATAACAGCGCCAAAGAAACATTTCTCATTCCTTCTGCATCAGTTAAGCGAGGTCTTTGGAATCTTGAAGCTTTTGAAAGCGGAGAGTTGCCCTCCACACCAACACCTCCACAGCCTACACCTTCCACCGAGTTTAAGATGTCGGTTGGTTCTGTTCGCAGTGTTGGCAGTGAAGAGGTTTACGTCCCTACCGTAAATAAAAACTTTGTCCAATGGGGAGAGTATAAGAATATTAAGAAGATCATTGAATCTCAAATGTTCTTCCCAGTTTACATTTCTGGAATGAGCGGGAATGGAAAAACCATGATGGTTGAACAAGCCTGCGCTAAAACCAAGCGAGAATATGTTCGAGTTCAGATCTCTCCTGAGACTGATGAGGACGATTTGATTGGTGGCTTTCGTCTTATCGACGGAGAAACGGTTTTCCAAAAAGGTCCTGTGATTAAGGCCATGGAAGCTGGAGCGATCCTTCTTATCGACGAGATTGATCGTGGGTCCAACAAGATCATGTGTCTGCAAGGAGTTCTTGAAGGTAATCCCATTCTGATTAAAAAGACTGGTGAAACGGTATCCCCTGCCAACGGATTCAACGTTATTGCCACCGCAAATACAAAAGGACAGGGCAGTGATGATGGTCGATTTGTAGCCGCACAGGTTATTGATGAAGCCTTTCTCGAGCGCTTTGTGGCCAGCATTGATCAGCCCTTCCCAACCTCTCCGATCGAAACTAAAATTGTTGAAAAGCACATGAACAGCTATGACGTTGACGACTCTGAGTTTGTTACCAAGCTTGTTGCATGGAGTAAGATCATTCGAAAGACGTTTGATGATGACGGTGTTGACGAAGTGGTTTCTACTCGACGACTTTGCCACATTGCCAAAGCGTATTCAATCTTTGCGAATCGCCTTACGGCAATCAAGATGTGCATCTCCCGTTTTGAAACGGAAACCCGAGAAGCCTTTCTCGATCTTTACACTAAGATTGATACAGGTGAGATTGATCCTGATGCTGAGGAAACTCCAACTGCTGATAATACTCCTGCTGAAGGTCCAGTCCCGTTCTAATTTGGTCCCGACCTGAGCCAACCTATAATAAATTATGTCGCCTACAATAAACAACATAAATAACGCCGGGAGACCTTTGATGCCTACCTCTGAATTTCATAATGATGATTGTGTTCTCTTCTCAAACAACTATGATGGAGAACTGTTTGATTCTATCGTAACTGATCCTCCATATGGTATTGAGTACCTAGGCAATGGGTGGGATTCGTATCAAAACTGTGTTGCTTTTAAGGTAGAGACCTGGCAATCGATTGCTAAGACTCTGAAACCTGGAGGGCATCTTTTGATCTTTGGTGCTTCTAAGACTTTCCATAGACTCGTGTGCGCTGTGGAAGACTCTGGTCTTAAGATTAAAGATGTTTTGATGTGGTTGTATGGGCAGGGTATGCCGAAGAGTCAGAACATTGGTAAGAAAGATCCTGCTTGGAAAGGATGGGGAACTGGTCTCAAACCATGTTATGAACCTATTCTTCTTGCTCAGAAACCAATTGAAGAGAAGACTATTGTAAAGAATTGTCAAACTCATGGTGTTGGTGGTATTAACATTGAAGATACTCGTTTAGAGTCTGGACGTTGGCCAGGTAATGTTCTGCACGATGGAAGTGAAGAAGTGGAAGAACATTTTGCTAAGTTTGGAGACCGTGGTAACGGATGGTCTAGGAACTATGGAGTCGAAGACTATCAAGGTAGGCAGTATGATGGTGGAGTTTTTGGTGGGGGTGGATACATTGGTGAAACCACTTACTGTGATTCTGGTACTGCTAGTAGGTTCTTCTACTCTACCAAAAGTTCTGTGAAAGAAAGAACTCACAATAAAACTATCAAAAATGATCACCCTACTGTGAAGAATCTTGAGTTAATGAAGTACCTTATCAAACTCATTACACCAAAGGGTGGTACTGTCTATGATCCATTTGCTGGCAGTGGTACTACTCTTATTGCAGCAAAAGAACTGGGATTCAACTCAGTTGGTGTTGAATACTCAGAAGAATACTGTCAGATTATTAAAGACAGAATTGCTGCTACAACTGAGGAAACAGCAACTGCTGATAATACTCCTGCTGAAGGTCCAGTCCCTTTCTAATTTAACAACTTGGCTTCGGTCTGAGCCAATCTATAACAAATCAGGCCGCCTACAATAAACAACATATAATCAATATGACAAAAAGACAAATCAACCGATTAACTAAACTCGTTCTCGTGAAGACGCAAAAGGAAGCGGTAATGACCGCCCTCGAAGCCGGATACGAACCTTCCCCGATCGACCTTTATAACGCAGGGATCTCAGATCCGTATCGTGTGGTGAATACCCTTCGCTACGAGCAAGGTGCTCCGATTTATCTTAATAGCCGATACGACTCTAATGGCGAGCGTGTTAGCCGCTATCGTTTGGGTACACCTAAGCAGCATTCCTAATGCTCCTTAGAAGGGTGGCTGGGTATTGTGGTGGTGCCCAGCCACCATTTTTTTATTTACAAATAAACCAAAATAGTATATAATATAGAATATGACAACACTATCAACTGAAACACTCGAAGTACTTAAGAACTTCGCAAGTATTAATCCAAACCTTGTTGTGAAGGCCGATGAGCCTCTCTCAACTATCGCAGAAGCCAAGAATGTTTTTGCCAAAGCAACAATCCCTGAACCTTTTAAGAGCGACTTTGGCATCTACGATCTAAACGAATTCATTAACGTTGTGAATCTTGTTGGCGACCCCACTCTTGAGTTTAACGATGACAGTGTCGTGCTAAAGAATGGCCGAAGTAAAGCTTCTTATCGTTTTGCTGATCCCGAGATTCTTACAGCTCCAACCAGTCAGATCAAGATGCCTGATGCTGAAGTATCTGTTACCGTAACTGAAGATCAGCTTACACAGGTCCGCAAAGCCGCAGCTGTTCTTGGTCATTCTGTTGTTTCTGTAGTTGGTAAAGAAGGTGTTATCAATCTTAGCGTTACTGACAGTAAAAACTCTTCCGCCAATACTTTTGATATGGTGGTTGATGAAGACAACGATTGTAAGTCTGAGTTTGACTTTCAGTTTCTTATCTCTAACATCCGTGTAGTTTCCGGCGATTATAATGTCGATATTAGCTCCAAGTTTATCTCCCGTTGGGAAAACACTGTTGCTCCTATTGAGTACTATATCGCTCTTGAGAAGTCTTCCACATTTACAGCCTGATATATAAAATATGACTGAAGAACAAATCAATTCAACCGTGCCCGTGATTCTTACGGACGTTGCAACCATGGCCCAGCTTATCGACATTTGCTCAAAGCGGGGTGCGTTTAAGGCCGAAGAACTGAGTGTGGTTGGCGATCTTTTTACTCGACTAGTTGCGCATCTTCCTACTCCTCCAGATGAAGAAGGCGAGGGCGAAGAAGGCGAGGGCGAAGAAGGCAAAGCAACCGAAGCAGAACTCGAGCAACTTGAGTTTAACTTTGCTGAATAAAACCTAGTATAATTATAACTTAAATCCATTATGAAAAAAACATTCATACTTTCTCTTCTCTCCGCATCCGCACTTCTTGGAGTCTCCTGCACACCCGGTGAACGCGGTGCTGTGTCTGGTGGTGCCGTTGGTGCGGGTATTGGCTATCTCGTTGGTGATGAGACTGGCGCTCTTATTGGTGGTGCCGTAGGTGCGGTGGCCGGATCGGAAATGTCCAAGAACCGAGCTCATCGCAACCGCCAACCTTATTATAATCGCGATCGGCAACCATATTATAATTACAATCGCCAAACTTATTATCCTTATAATTACGACCGTGAAAATTTCCAACGTCCGTCTTATTATTATAACTACTAATTATGAAAGAACAGCCAACGCAATCCCGCGCTTACGTCTGTAAGGTACCAAATCGAAAGGCTAGAACTTCTGCTTCTAGTGAATACTTTCAGGTGTTTATCGAGGACAATGATCCTTTGCTATTCACCTCAACCGAACTGGCTAATGCTGCTAAGAGAGCAGCGAAAAATCCTGAAGATATTGTTCCAATTACATTTGTTGACATTTGTGATAAAGAGTGCGAGCAACTTCCCAAGCCTGGAATTCTTAAAAGGCTTTTAGGAGTTTTCAGATCCTAGATCCTAAGAGGGCTTGTAGCTCAGTGGTCAGAGCAGGGGACTCATAATCCCTTGGTCGTAGGTTCAAATCCTACCGGGCCCACTTACTAATTATGTCACACGAAACCTTTTTTGGAATATACGGAGGTGTCATAATACTACTATGCACCTTTGAACTGGTTCATCTTATGACAGATTAACCTTTACATAAACCCCTAATTTTATTATAATAATATCATGAGTAAAAGTGAATTCTTGTGGGTCGAGAAATACAGACCCCAAACTATTGACGAATGTGTTCTTACTAAAGACCTTAAAGACACATTCAACGGAATCGTTAAAAGCGGAGAGTTGCATAACATGCTTCTTTCTGGAACCGCTGGGACGGGTAAGACAACCGTTGCCAAAGCGCTGTGTAACGAGCTTGGATTAGATTGGATGCTAATCAACGGCTCAGAGGAAAGTGGGATTGACGTTCTTCGCAACAAGATCAAACAATTCGCAAGTACCGTTAGTCTTACCGGAGGTATTAAGGTTATCATTCTTGATGAGGCCGATTACCTCAACGCCCAAAGTACCCAACCCGCACTTCGTGGATTTATCGAGGAGTTTAGTAATAACTGCCGATTCATTCTTACGTGCAACTTTAAGAACCGACTTATCGAGCCTCTTCATAGCCGATGCGCGGTAGTTGAGTTTAACACAAACAAGAAACAACTTGCTGGTCTTGCAAGCCAATTCATGGGCCGCCTTAAAAGTATCCTTGACAAGGAAGGCGTCACTTATAATGAAAAGGTTATTGCCGAACTTATTATTCGTCACGCACCTGATTGGCGGAGAGTAATTGGTGAGTGTCAACGTTACGGCAGCAGCGGTGAAATCCCCGCAGCCATTCTTATTGGTAACAGCGATGAATCTGTTGCTGAAGTGATTACCCATCTCAAGTCAAAAGACTTTAAGTCAATGCGAGCTTGGGTTGCTAACAACGCAGCACTAGATACGTCGGCCATCTTTCGAAAGATCTATGATGTCTTAAGCGACCATGCCACCGCAAGTGGGATTCCTTCCGCAGTTCTTATTCTTGCTGACTATCAATATAAAGCAGCTTTTGTAGCTGACAAAGAGCTGAACATGGTCGCGTGCATGACGGAGCTGATGGCTAACGTAACTTGGAAGAAGTAAGATGGCTAAAAAAGAAAAAAAGCTCTCCTTCTTCGACATTGTTTCAAACATTAACAGTGGTCCAAAGTCAAAGGATATTCTCGAGGATGCCACCGCATACAGTGAAGAAGCTGTGTCGGTTGATTCACCTGAAAAGGCGTATGTTCCGTTTATGGTTAATCGCTCGTTGTCTTATTTCCAAGACACGATTCTTTTTGCTAATGAGATGAATCGGTACGCAGCTCTTCCTGCAAGAATGCAATATGACTTTTTACGAAATACAATCAGGCCTCGTCGAAGATTTAGCAAATGGTTTAAGGCGGTACCTGATGATAAGGACGTTGAGGTTATTAAAGAACATTATGGATACAGCTCTGAAAAGGCGCGGGAAGTCCTTCCGCTATTCACAGAATCCGCATTAGCCGAGCTTCATAAACTTAGAGATAAAGGCGGGAAGAAATAGATTAATAAATAAGATTATGAATAATGATTCACAGAATGATTACATTGATTGGCGACCCGAGGATATGCTCGAGGTCTACTTAAACGAACCTGACGATTTCTTAAAGGTGAAAGAAACTCTTTCACGGATTGGAGTTGCTTCAAAACGAGATGGAAACACTCTTTTTCAAAGCTGCCACATTCTTCATAAACAAGGTAGGTACTTTATCCTCCACTTCAAAGAGCTTTTTATGCTAGATGGCAAAGGCGCAGACTTTACACTTGATGACCTGCGACGAAGGAATACAATTTCAATTCTTCTTTCTGACTGGGGTTTGATTCGCCTTGCCAAGCGCGATCAGATAACCGAAACCACAGATCTAAAAAAGATTAAGATCATCTCTTTTGCTGATAAGCCCAATTGGAACTTAAAGGAAAAATATTCAATTGGTAATGTTAAGAAACAGTATAAATAACATTTTGTATAAATAACAATACACATGAAAATTAATCCTTTAAATATTGCAGCAACCGCTTCTCTTACAGCCGGAGCTTCCACGATTGATCGTTCACAGCAGGTACTTGTTCAGAACACTTCCTCCTCCGGCCGTTACATTCATGTTGAAGAAGGTAGTACAGGAACGCGCATTGCATCATTTTACTTGCAGCCAAATCAAAGTGTTTTGGTTCGTAAAGATAATGATGATGAAATCTTTGCTTCCACCGCCTCCGGTGGAACAGGTGCCGCCACTGACGTCCTCTTTACAAAGACCGGCTTTTACGCTTAATACAAATGAAGATTCATCCGCTTGGATTAGCCACCTATGCTGAAGGGCAAGGGAGTGCTACAACGCTTGAAGAAGCTCAGCAGGTATTTGTTCAAAATACCCAGTCCCAAGTTCGGTATATCCATCTACAACCTTCTGGTTCTTCAGGATATGATGTATCGGAGGATAATGTAATTGCTATACAGGGTAATAAAAGTATCTTTGTTCGCAAGGACCATGATGAAGAGATATATGCAACTGAAGATCTTGACGGAGACAACGGTGCAAACGACATACTCTTTACAAAGACTGCCTTTTACGGTTAAATGCACAACACAATTTTGATTGGCCAAGAAGGTCAGTCAATAGGAATGCCTTCGGGGTTCCGACTAACATAAACTCGCTTAATACAAGGAGAAAACAAATGACAGCATATAGTATCCCACGTTCGTGGACAGTAGGGTTCGATCAATTCTTTGATCGAATTGAATCATCGCAAAACAATCAAACCTATCCACCTCATAATGTTATTAAACATTCGGATAACGCATTTGAAATTGCGATTGCAGTAGCAGGCTTTAAAGAAGAAGACCTTAAGGTTACTCTTGATAAAAGTCAGCTTAAAATTGAAGGTAACGATTCCGCATCTAGCGATGTTGAGTATTTGCATAAAGGTATTGGAACTCGAAAGTTCGAGAAATCCTTTGACCTTGCCGAGCACGTTCAAGTTAAAGGTGTAACGCTTGCAAACGGAGTTCTTTCAATTACACTTGAAAGGGAAATACCCGAGGAACTTCAACCAAAGGTGTTTGATATTAACGGTAAATCGGAAAAAGAATTTCTTTCTGAATAGAATAACCACTGGATCACCGGCTACCTTTTCGGGTAGCTGGTATCCAATTAAAATAAATGAACAACAAAAATAAATTATTCACCTCATTGGTCGCTGCTTTGACGGCGGCTCCAGTTTTGATGCTGGGACAGGAAGAGTCTCCGGTCATTCCCGTTGGGACGCTAAGCGCTTATCCGACCCAAGTTCAGACTGGGACTCATCCTACTTTAACCTGGAGCGTTACTGTTCCCGAGGCTGTTTCGGATATTGTGTCCATCGAAAATACAGGGACGGTTCGCGCTGATCGTTGCGTCTTTGCCGATGTCAGGGTACTTGGCGCATCCGTAAAAAGAATTTGGAAAAATTGGCGTGATAAAGTTGTTCACTGGGAATGGGTACCTACGCAAGGAAGGGTGAGTCAAAATGGATACCCCTCAAAAAGCTTTTTCTTTGATACGAATGATCGTATTAATCCAAACAAGATTGTTTGGTCGACAAAGTTGGCTAGCGGGGACACACTTGATTTCAGCGGTCGCTACGTTCGCGCCAACGGGTCTTGGAGCTCCTCGTTCGATTCCCGTTCAGTTTCCCAAAACGTCAGGGCTCTACGGAATGGCGATGTCCCCCCGACGACGACACCTCTGTATCAGCAGCCCTCCATCGAGTCCTTCCTCCTGCCATTTCTCGATTCGGAAGGTAAGATAAAGATCGGCTCGAGAGATGTGATTTACCTGGTCGAGCTGACCCATACTGATGCGAATAGCAGTGGGTTTGATCTTCAGGATCTGGTATTTCTGGTCAGTTTCTATGAAGAGGTTGAGACCGACGTTGGTTCGGTTGACTGCGAGGGGAATCTCACCGAGGCGGAAGAAACGGCTTTAAAGCAAAACAACGGACATGGTAATAATTACGACGGAGTCGACTCGAGCAACCCTGGCAAAAGTCCAAAGAAGCTAAACGATTCGGATCCGAATATTGATGATGAGACTAGAAAGCGTGGTCGCCGTCGCCGTTAGCTTGGATTATCTACTAAGATAATATCAAAGGTTGCTCCACCGCCGCAGGTGTTGCCAGCATCAGCTCTTACTTCAATATCTGTTTTCTCCGTGAAACGAAGAGGAACCGGATACTGATGATCAAAGGGAGTTCCAAAGGTACCAAATTGACCTTTGATGTTTAATGCTCCATCATCGTATGTTTGAACCATTAGTTGAAAAATAGCGTCGACGTTTTTGTCTACAGACATTGTAAGGTTTAGAAGATAAGCCGTTTTCCCAGCTGGCACAGTGTAAATGGCCATAAGTGTTTGACCCTTACCTTCAAGAATCTTTGCTCTTAGTGCAGCGGCAATATCAATATCAATATTTCCCACATTTGTGGATTCACCGCTTGCTGGACTTTTAACCTTTGCTCTAAAGACTCGAATCAAATCAGTAGTACCCGTTCCAGTTGCTCCGCTAATTGTGATATCCTGTGTAACTACATTATAAGATGAATCCAAACCCTGAACTTCAATAACTGCCCCGTCGTCCCCATTTGTAGACGCATCACTTTCTACAGTAACGGCTCCTGCCGAAGTGGAATATGTATAGATGTTTTGCCCGTCCCATACAGTAGAAAGGGCTGAAATATCATCGCTGTATCCAAACTTATTGATGTGGGAATATCCTGTTACATCTCCCGAAGCAATAGGGATGTTTGACGCGGCACCACTTGTGTTTAGTATGTTCCCGTCTTTATCAGCAAGCACCATCGCTTCAAATTGCGTGGTGTTATTGCTGTTGTAAGCCTGATCATCTTTATGCCAAATCGCCATATCTCTATTTATATTATTTTTGTATTTACAATCAGCTTAAAATATGGTATAATTACATTATGCTAAAAACCGACCACATTAAAAATGGGTTTTACACCTGTGTTGACCGCTATGGCAATTCACTTCTTTATCGCGGTTACGACGACCAAGGGAATAAAGTCCGTGAAAAGATTCGTTACCGTCCTCAGCTTTTTCTTCAGTCAAAATCCGATGACACTGAATGGAAAGCGCTTGACGGTACACCGGTTGAGCCTATGCGCTTTGAATCAATGGCCGAGGTACGACAGTTTGAAAAGACTTATGACGGAGTACCTGACTTCAACCTTTATGGCAATACCCGTCACATTCCTGCTTTTATTCAAAGTCAGTTTCCAGGTGAAATTGATTATTCTCGCGCCAACATTGATGTCGCCTCTCTTGACATTGAGACGAGTTACGGTGACGGGTTTCCCGATGTTGATAATCCCACAAACGAAATCCTTACACTTGCGTACAAATCAAGTAAAGAAGATCGGTATCGTGTATGGGGCTTAAAGCCTTATGATGTGGCTGCATCTAAACTGACTCACCTTAAAATCGAGTATCGTCAGTTTGAATCTGAGGCTGAAATGCTTCACGACTTTATTGATCATTGGTCTCAGCCTGATTACACACCTGATGTTATCACGGGATGGAATACAAGGTTCTTTGATATTCCTTATCTTATTGCTCGCTCCGCGATTCTTCTTGGAGAAAACACCGCCAAAGGTCTTTCACCTTGGGGTAAGATTAATCGTCGTGAGATTACCATCATGGGTAAGACACAAGTTACTTTTGATATAAGCGGGGTTCAGTCATTGGACTACATGGAGCTCTTTAAGAAGTTTGCTTATACCTATGGTAACCAAGAGTCTTATTCGCTTAATCATATTGCGAGTGTGGTTCTTGGCGAGAAGAAACTTGACTATTCAGAGATTGGTACTCTCCGCGATCTTTATGATGCAGACTATCAGATGTTTGTTGACTATAACATCAAGGATGTTGAGCTGGTTGATCGTATGGAAGAAAAGCTCGGCCTTATTACGCTTGTCCTAACAATGGCTTATCTTGGCGGCGTGAATTATACAGATACCCTTGGCACTACAGCAATATGGGACAGCATTATCTTCCGCCGCCTGGCTAATAAAAAGATTGCCGTGTTACCAAGCAAAGACAACTATTCCGAAAGTTACCCAGGAGGGTATGTAAAGGAACCTCACGTTGGTATGCATGACTGGGTTATGTCATTTGACCTTAACTCTCTGTATCCTAATCTTATTGTTCAATATAACATGTCGCCCGAAACGCTGCTCCCAATGAAAGATCCTATTGGTGCACGTGCTTCAAACGGTGCTGTGTTTAGTAAAGCTAAGAAGGGAATTATTCCAGAGATTGTTGAAGAGCTTTATGCCAAGCGTGTTGAAATCAAAGATGATATGATTCTTGCCAAGCAAAGATTGGAAAAGGTTTCAAAATCCGATAAGCAAGGAATGAAGGTTGCCGAAGGTGACGTGGCCAGACTTGATACTTCTCAGATGGCGGTTAAGATTCTTCTTAACTCTTTGTACGGAGCGTGTGGTAACAAATATTTTCGTTACTTTGATCTTCGTATTGCTTCAGGAATTACTCTAACAGGCCAAGCTGTGATTAAGTATGCTGAAGAAAAGTTAAATGATTTTCTTGACGACTTTCTCAAAGAAAAGAAGGATCGTGTTATTGCGATTGATACTGACTCGTTATACGTGTCAGCAAAGGACGTAATTGATAAGTTTAAACCAAAGGATCCCGTTGCATTCCTTGATGAGTTTGGTTCCAAAGCTATTGAGCCGATGTTCGTAAAAGCTTTTGATGAGTTTGCCGAATCAAGTAACGCTTATACCAACCGTATGGTTATGGCAAGAGAAGCTATTGCCGATCGTGGAATCTGGACTGCTAAGAAACGATACATCCTCAATGTTCATAACAATGAAGGTGTTCAGTATGCAGAACCAAAGATCAAGATCATGGGTATTGAGGCTATCAAGAGTTCAACTCCGCAAGTCTGTCGAGAAGCTATGAACGCAATGTTCAAGATTATCATGACTGGTGATGAAGGTAAAACACAAGAAGCAATTCAACTTTTCAAATCTCACTTCTGCGATCTTCCAGCGGATAAGGTTGCCTTTCCCCGTGGTGTTAACGCTCTTCGTAAGTGGGCAAACACAAATACTATATTTGAAAAAGGTACACCTATTCACGTAAGAGGTTCGCTGCTGTATAACAAAGCAATTAAGGACCGTGGACTCGATAAGCAGTTTCCTCTTATTCAAAGCGGTGATAAGATTAAGTTTGTATATCTTAAAAAGCCTAATCCTATTCAGCAGAATATCATCTCCTTTCCCGATCATCTTCCGACCGAACTTGAACTTGATCGTTACATTGACTATGAATTACAGTTCAGCAAAACTTTTGTTGATCCGATCAAGATGATTCTTGACGCAATTGGTTGGCACGTAGAACCTGTGGCCGACCTTGAACAATTTTTTGGATAACTATAATATAACAACTATGAGTAAAGACTGGGTAAAAGATATAAATGATATGCACCGCAAGTTCGGTGTTCACGAAGCCGTTAAGGATTTTGATAAAAAGAAGCTGAAGGAGTTCCTTGAGTTTAGACTAAGGTTTCTTGACGAAGAACTTAACGAAACAAAGTCAGCGGCGGTTTACGAGGTTGATGCAGAAGAAGTCGTGGATGGGCTGATTGACCTATGCGTCGTCGCGATTGGAACTCTTGATGCTTTTGGCGTTGATGCTTATAAAGCGTGGGACGAAGTTCATAAGGCAAATATGGCAAAGGAAGTTGGCATTAAAGAAGAACGGCCGAATCCCCTCGGACTTCCAGATTTGATTAAGCCCGAAGGATGGGAGAACCCAAGTCACGAAGGTAATCACGGTACGCTTACAGGCGTATAAGAATGGAATACTCTCTTACAATATTCAACTCAATCTTTGATAATTCTACACATCGTAGAATGACGTTCAAGACGTGGGATGAATTTGAGTCTCTCCTAGAGGGGTTGAGTCAACAGCCTGGGTACAAGCCAAAGAAAGGTGAGCGCGGAAAAAGCTCTCCTCTTATCAGCCCGGCCGTTTATAAGCCTGGTGAAAAGCGAAGGAATGTAAACGTCCTCGGCTGGGGTTCATGGGCTGCACTGGATATTGATGATTATGAATGCACCTTTGAAGAAGCGCTGCAAAGCTTTAAAGGTATTCGTCATATTTGTTATTCCTCGGCAAGCAGCACAAAGGAGAACCCAAAGTTTCGCATTGTTATTCCTTGTGACGCATATATTCCTGCTGATAAGATAAAGCACTTTTGGTTTGCTCTTAACAAGGAATATAACGAGCTAGGCGATCCTCAGACAAAGGATCTTTCTCGTATGTATTACGTTCCTGCTCAGTATCCCAATTCATATCAGTTCATTCGCTTTCATCGTGACGCGCAGTTTCTTAATTGCGACGAGCTACTCAAAAAGCATCCTTTTGCAGAACCAAACTCTTCTTCATTTAAGGATAAGTTAAGCGCTGAGATGCAAGAGAAGCTACTAGCGTATAAGAAAGAACGGCTGAATAATACAAGCTACCAGTGGTCTTCTTATCGGGATTGCCCATTCGTTAATCAAAAACATGTAAGCGAATATCGGTGTATTTCAGAGACTGGGTGGTATGCTAAGATGTATTCTATAATGAGTTCTATTGCTGCCAATGCAATTAAGAAAGGATATCCAATCACACCTGCCGAGATTGAATCGTTGGCAAAGGAGATTGATAACGAAACTGGAGAGTGGTATAAGAACCGTCCCTTCAAAAAAGAAGCCGCTCGCGCAATCGAGTGGGCTTTGCAAAATTCTTAAATTTAATAAATAAAAACTATGAGACTACTTAAAAGAATCTTTGGATGGAACAGCGGCCAAGCCGATCTTATATGGGGTGATGAAAAACAAATCGCTCCTCAATTTACAGACAAGTCTTCAGAAGAAGACGATCTTCTTGAAGAGGTTGAAGCTGCGGAGGAAGAAACCGTTGAAGAAGTTATTGAGCCAGTAAAGACTGAAGTAAAACTTGGCGGTAAAACATATATTGTTGAAGAACTCACCGCACGGGATATTAAAAAGCTTCAAGGGGACTGGGGTAAAGGAAAGCTCAAGAAGGTTGGGATTATCAAGTAAACTTAATGACAGGCATTTTGAAATGGACGGCCACGGCCTTCCTTATTCTTGGTTTTGGCCTATTCAGTGCTGGCGTTGCAGTTGGATGGTATCTTCAAATTCTTGGAGGTCTGATCTGGCTAACCGCCGGCATTAGAATGAAAGACAAACCAATTATCATTACCAACGGAGCAATGACCGCTGTTGGTATCATAGGGAAGTTTTTACTTTGATGCTTAAAGATACGTGGGATGTTATTGTAATTGGCGGAGGCCCTGCAGGAAGTACAACTGCAGCACTGCTTGCCGAGCAAGGCCATAGTGTTCTTATACTGGAAAAGGAAAAGTTTCCAAGGTATCACGTTGGCGAAAGCCTTATGCCTTTTTGTTGGTATACACTGAATCGACTGGGCTTGGTTTCCCGTATGGATGAAATCGGTTTTCAGAAAAAACACAGCGTTCAATTTGCTTCCGAAGAAGGAAAGGTGAGTAGTCCGTTTTATTTCTCTGATCATAAGGATCATCCTTCCTCTATCACCTGGCAAGTTGAACGTGCAGCGTTTGACCAAATGCTGATTGAAAAGGCGGTAAGTAATGGTGCTACATTTCGTGATGAAAGCAAAGTTCTTTCTACCACTTACGATCAACGCACTGCAAGAATCACGGGTCTTGTCGCTAAACACAAAGGCACTTTACGCGGGTTTCATTGTAAACAAATAGTTGATGCATCTGGCCGCGACTGCTTTTATTCAAGTAAGTCAAAGTGGAGACAGCGTGATCCAGGCTTAAACAAGGTAGCCATTTGGACTTATTACAAAGGCGGGAAAAGAAACTGTGGAATCGACGAAGGTTCAACGACTATAGCCGCGCTACCAAACAAAGGTTGGTTCTGGCACATTCCTCAACAAGGCGACCGAGTTTCGTTAGGCATTGTTGCTGAGCGAGATTATCTTTTTTCTGACACACAAGATCCAAAGGAGATACTCGAACGCGAGATTGAAAACAACTTGTGGATAAAGGATTCCCTCTCCACGGCCGAGCAAGTTGGTCAAACATGGGTCACTGGCGACTATAGCTATCGTGCTACCCATTGCGCAACACCTGGTATGGTTTTAGTAGGTGATGCCTTTGCCTTTCTTGATCCCGTCTTTTCATCGGGTGTTTTCCTTGCTCTTAAATCAGCCGAACTTGCCGCCGACGCAATTCACACTCATCTCACCACGCCAAAGTCGGAAAAGGATTGCTTCGCCGAGTACGGAAAATCGTTATGTGATGCTATTGAACGAATGAGAAAAATCGTTTATGCCTTTTATCATCCCACCTTTAACTTTGCTGATCTGATAAAGGAAACCCCCGAGTTGAAAGGTACCCTAACAGATTTGCTGATTGGCGATGTTTTTGAAGACAAGTTTTCAGAACTATTTTCGGCCATGAATTCGCTATCTCCCCTTCCGGAGAATCTTTCTTACGGCCATAGCGTAAAATAGCCAAATCTCGCTGGTTTGTATCAAATTGGGCAAGTTTTGTATCAAATTTGGAAAAAATGCACTTTTTTAGCATTTTTCTATTTACATTTATCCCAAACTGTGTTAGAATATATCTGTAACGGTACTACTAATCCCAAACAACCCTACTATATTATGACTAATCAACAACTCGCCGCCCGCACAGCCAATATTCAACTTGAAAAGGCCAAGGCCAGGGGAATGGTTCATGCGACCCGCGTAGCCTATATTCAACGTGAAAAGGCCAAGGCCATGGAGGATCCAAACCTTCATGAGACAATCAAGGACACGATCGTCAACACGATCGCCGAGAATTCTAAATGGGATACCCATCAGCATTACAGAGAAATCCTTGACGATATCATTTACGACCTTCAGCAATATGCTGAGACCCTGCCAACAGCAGACGAGCTACTCGCAGCCAACAAGCTCTAATCCAATTTAATCCAACCCCTAATTTTTCACTTTAACTTTTTTATATTATGATCCCACACAAAACAAAATACGTCGTTTATCGCATTGACACAGGTTACGCTCTTTACAAAAATC